GTAGCTTACCACTGGCAGCCGCCACAAGTGCTTCTTTTGCTGACTCAAAAGGATGATCAGGATCTTCCTTAACCAATTGATCAAGCTCCTCTTTTGCTTCATCGGGAAGAATATTGTCAATCATATCTTCCACGTGTTCTTTCGCCAGATCGGTGGCTTTGTCTACAACCAATCCAGAGATGACATTGAATAATAGTACTGGTAACATTTATTTCTCCATAATATTAATTAAAATAACAAAGGCTCCTTTCGGAGCCTCTGTACGTGAGATAGTCTCCGATGGATTATGCCTCAGCAAGTTTACTGAAGTAACTCATAGTATCATCCGTCGATATAGGCTCACCACCATCAAATGGTGGTTCATCCTGATCTGTTTCAGCCATAACTGGTGCTGAAACTGATTCGGCGGTGAAAGATGAATTATCGGTAGAAGCACCAATTACTCGGGCAAACTTCTTCTTCAATTCATCATAAGACTTGAATTTATCCTCAGCAATCTCGGCATTGAGAGAGTAAAGTCCTTTGTATAATGTTTCCATTTCATCTTCGGACTCCAACCATTGAGATGGCTCCTCAAAACCTGATTTGTCATACTTCACGAAGCCGTCAGCTTTGCGTGCCTTCAGTTTGAAGTTAGCACCAGTAAACAGATTAAACACGTTTACAGGATTCTCATCTTCAAATTGAGGCTCACCAGCGGCCTGTATCATATCGAAAATAGACTTACCATACTTGAAGAGGAATACTTTCCCTTCGTTTTCCGGATGAGCCTGATCTTGAACAACATAGATATTGGAGATATACTGAAGCCTACGCTTCCTATCTCGTGCTATCTGCTTGTTGCTATCAATACCAGAATTCCACAACTCTGAATTAGCTTCAGAAACTGGATCTTGTTGACCAATAGTTGTGAGGGAATTCTCGATATACCATCCACCTTTACCTTTGAAACCGTGCGTATATATTTTTACGAACGGAAAGTCTTCACCTTCGGGTGCATCAAGAAAACGAATAATAGCATATCCGTTGCTTGACTTATCCCGTTCCAGCTTCCAGTAACGGTCATCTACGTATGACTGCTTCGCACCACCACCACCGGCGGCGTTCAGCTTATCCATCATTGATTCTACGTCCTTTTTAGATTTAGAACGTTTCTTTAGAGCGGCAAAACTCATAACTTCTCCTTGTTGTTTTGTTTAGATTAGAGGTTTGACTATGTTAACACATAGCCAATTACCTGATTATTAGTGTTTAGCCAGCCTACGCTGGTGCAACCTGATCGTCACTACCAACAGGATCAGGAACAATTTTCAACTTTGCTCCTTGCTCTGTTCTAGCAATTTTGTCCTCCGGAGGTCTTTTAGAATTTGGAACTCCGCTGACTGGTGCCGGCGCCTCATCACCATCCATAACTGACTTGATCGCTTGAGCAAAACCTGCTCTCGCCATTTCAAGTCGTTGGACTTCTTTATCAATCGCCACAAGATGCTCAATCGCAATCTTCGCCACGCTTGGTAAAGATTCAACATCATAATCCGCGCCATCAATACGTACAGTATTTTTCTGCATATATGCAGGCTCGGTTGATTTTACCTTTTCGTCTTTCTTGTCTGCCATAATCTATATTCTCCTGTGATTAATGGATTATTCGTCCCCTATGGACTTACATATTTATTTATATGCGATATATTATACTATATTTTCAACCTATTGTCAAGTCTTTTTTTAAAAACTTTCCTCGGTTAACAAGGTGGGATCATTACTAACCATTTTAATGAGCATTTCAAAATCCGCTTTTGCTTCTTCTACAGATTCATATGTAAATGCCGTTTCCACTTCAACGTCTTGTAGTCTAAATTGAACTGATAGTTCCAAATATCCACGATAACGAATACTAATTAAATTGTGTGGAGTTAAATCAATGTGGGTATTGTGGGTGTCATTCAGTTGTAGCATCAAAAACCTCCTTCATAATCTTTAGGTATTTATCATTATCTAAATTCAAAAATTCTGCGTATCTGTCATATCTATATTGCTCGGAAGGAAAAATATACGAATCTTTTATTTTAGTTGCTATTCGTTTACTGAATCCGAGAATCTTATCCATAATAATATAAGTTTCCACTTCAATCATTCTTTGCTGAACGAACCGAAAAATGATAGGATGTTCGTCTTCTTCTACTTCAAATAATCTATCAAATCCTAATCCTCTTGCGATTAGAAATTCGTTCACCTCTTTCAGGTCTTTCTCGAAAGTATAGGCTAATGATTGTATCCTGTTCTGCCAATGTACGTAAACATCTTCTGATTCTTTCGAGTGCAGATCACCTATCCACGCCACTTCAACTCCGTGATGAGCAAAATTGGCTACATAATACTGGAGTAGGTCACCTCTTTTACGTTCTCCCAATGCTTCAAAAAAGTATTTATCTTTACGATTTTCATATGCTTTGCCGGTAATATTTCCTAACTTACCTTTATACTTAACATAATTATAATCGTTACAAATACTGAAATGTTGCCATACTGAAAGATATAATTTATATGCTTCAAATCCTGTCACAGCGGTAGTACACTACCCTCATTATCATCTTTTTTAATTACGTTATTCCGTATTGCTTCCTCTGTTACTTTTTCAAGGAATGCAGGCGATATCAATTTCGCTACTTGCTTTGCTTCTAACTGGTGCTCCTGCATATACTCAGTCATTGCATCAATATATGTTACACCAGCTTGCATCCTTTCTTCCATTAATGTCTGAAAGGCTTGTTGCTTATTCACTTTCCTCATAATCAATTCCGTTCAAGAGTTAAAGAAAAGAGAATGCTATCCGTTATTCTATTTTGCGGCTTTAAGTATAGTGCCAGAATAATTTCATAAGCGGTTGACTAATCCCGCCGCTCCGGTTTATGGTAAGTTGTCATCTTAACCGCCCCGGGCGCAACATTCTCGATTTCATAATTAAATAGTATAACATAAAATTGCCTATCTGTCAAGCAATTCCGCACATAATTTTTCACGATCCTCAAAGGATGTTTCTCCCCACATCTGTATTTCTAGCAATGTCCTTTTGCAAGTTAAACAGGATGTTCCGTCATTGTTCATCTTACAATGTATGTCATCTTTTCCGACACAGGGCGATTGAGCCACGCATTGGGAGATAAATTTATCTTTAGATGTTCTTTCGTCCTTTTTCCACGGCATTGCTATTGTCCTCCACGTATATCTCTCAGCTTGTCTTCGGCTGCCTTGTCTTTTGCATACCCTTCCCTCTGTTCCCGTTGTTTAAGAGATTCTGGTCTATTTATAGGCCAGTTTGTACAGTACGGATGTTCTGGTACTATCTTCTTTTCCATCTCTATTGGTTTAGGAGGTATAGGTAAGATGTTTGTAAATTCTTTTTCTTCGGTCATTAAAATCCGTGCGGCTGTCCCCAATGGGCGATGATCTGCCCTGTTAGACATATCCAAATTAGATTCTTCCAAAACCACGTTACATAATATGCTTCTAATATTCCCATTGGCTAGGTTGTCTACTATTTATATTCGATGTTGATTTTATTTACTTGTTCAAATTTCCTTCTTTCGGCTTTTTGAATAAAGTAGTTAAATACGACTTGTAAATCTTTTTTTGCTCTCAAGTTTTTCCGACTTTTCATATGTCTCCTATTGTGGCATAAGTGCAACTAAAAACAGTATCCCTATCCAGGCTACTCCAATTAACAATACAATCGTAAAAATTTCTTCAATCCAGGATAACATTTCCCTCCTCTAATTGTCTCATATGTTTATAAAGATATGTTAAATCCCTTTCCAGCTCTGCTACACGGGTTCTGAGATTTATCACTTGATTTTCCAATTTGTCTACTCTACTACTGTTTGGTTTAAATGGACTACTCATAACGCTCCATCGAATATATTGTTATCTAACCAAATCCAGTGCTCCTCTGGAAGTTTCACCCACCGCAGAAAATCTATGATCCTGCAGTGGACATATAAAGTACAAGTCTCCCAGACTGTCATTATCCGATCCCAGTCCATCGAGTTTCCTCTACTCCGGTTCCGTCAAGAACGTTCCCTCGTGCAAAGTTACGTGCCGGGGCATTCCATCCAGCGGCTTTCAGCATATCGCCCTCACGAAACTTTTTGTCTCCCGCTTTAGCGATAAATCCACAAACCGATCTTGAACCACGTTTGTCTGAAATAATTTTCCAGTAACGACTACCTTCGGTGACTTCAAGTCCCTCACAATAGTCTTTTTCCATTTTCTCCCTAATATCGATTGCTCTACAGAACTCTTCGGTATTTTGGTGAACTTCACGACCGGTCATTGACCAGCGGTGATAATCAGCTTTCATTGCTTCCAGCACTTTTTCAATTTCCATTCTCATATTTCCTCCTAGTAGAGTTTGGTATACATCCCTGTGTGAGTCTCAAACAACTCAACCAAGGAATCATTATAAACATTCTTATATTCTTTGAGGGACTTCCTCTCACCCAATTTGGTGAGTTTAGCGAAAGCCACATCATAAAGATCCAAGCTATTCAAAGTAACTTCCATCCAGTTATGATTAG